TAATGAAGAGACACCAAGTATTTCATATACAACCTTTTCGCTGTTATTAGCAGATACCTTGCGTTCACTAATCATACCCCATGGCGATAGTTTCTTAACTTCATCTTCACCTAGAATTTTAGGCAGGCGATTAATCAAATATGGGATATCAAAAAACTTTGTGTACCAACCAGTAACAACATCTGGACAATTATCTTGCCAATACTGTAGAAATGATTTACATAAGGTGTACTCATCTTTACATTTGATGTAGTTCTCTTTGCCTTTCGTTTCATATTCACCACAGCCAAACACCACCGTTTCACCTTTCAGAAAGGTAATACAGATTGCGGTAATAGGCTCAGTAGCAAGGTGCGGTTCAGGAAATCCATTCTCAGAACCGACCTCAATATCAATGACTGCAATGGAGATATCATCAATATTCCAATCAATCATATTTGGATGTTCATCAGCAATAAATGCATACTGATATCCCGTGTTGCCATAGATTTTGAAATTGGATACTTCATCATATCTCTTAACAAAATCACGAGCCTCACGGATGGATTCAAACTTCATTGGTTCAAGATATTCACCGTTGAGAGTTTTGAATTTTGTTTCTTTCTTCGCTGGCAGAAATAGAGTGGGCGTATAGCCAATTTTCATCTTGACTCTACGCCCATCTTTGATGCCACGGTATAGAATGTTGTTGCCTACCATGGCAACGTTTGTGTAGTATTTAATCATTCATCCATTATATCAGAGTTTAGGGATGGAAGTGGCAATTTGGATACCACTGCCGAAGATTTTACTATATTGATTCATTACTTCTTTAACTGGTGTCGAAATCATCAAAATGTCATCATTATAAATTTTGAATCCAGTTCTGAATTCTTCTGCATATTCCACAAAAGGAGAGAATGCAATAGTTGTTGTTTCATTTGAACCTTGTGGCGGAACAGATACAACTTGAACTGGATATTTTATTAATGTGTAGGCAATATTATTTGCCACAGCCTGTTCAATATCACCTAAGATCGTATGGTTTGTTTTGAATGTTATTAACTTTAATGCCATTATGCAGCCACCTTATATGATGCTTCATATACAGCAAGGGTAACCCATCGTTTTGGAAATAACATTTCACGACCACGGAAGTCATTCATGTTGAGGGTTGGGTCTTGTACCAGACCAACCAACTCTACCTTGTTGTCAAATTCACGGAGAAATAAATCATACTTGTCGGCACGTGGAAGTTTATGTTCTACAGCCATCTTTTTTGCGAGTTCACGAATGTTCATTTAATACCTTTATTAACATAGAAAAATCATTATAACATAGTACTTGTTATCGTGCAAGGATTATGTTACTATGAATGGGGTTAAGTTTGGAGGTTGCCAGCCTTCAGGTTTTAATACTTTACCGTCATGGCGTTTGTTCACCTTACCTGTGGCAGAATCAATCTTACTTAGGTTAGATTTAGCAACTTCATTCCATGCACCCTTTACATCATAACCTTTTGCATAGCAGTAACCAAGAATAACCCAAATCATATCCATACAGGCATCAAGCTGTTCGACTTCATCTTCTTGGTGTCTGGCTACAAGAAATTCATTGTACTCTTCTTCAATTAACCGTGTGTATAAATTCACACTATCAACTGTTGGTTTCTGGTCACAAGCTTCAATGAAGGTGACTACATCTTTATACATATACATTCTTAATCTCCAAAATGTTTAAGGATTGCATCCAATGCTGTGTCAGGATTGAAGCCTGATGGTTGAGATTTAATTATAACATTATAACACTCTGCAATAATCAACTCTGCAAACTCTTGGACTTCTGTAGACATTTCACACGGTTGTCCACATGGATTCATTAATTCTCCATTCTCTTCACTTGCTACTTGTGATCTAATTGCAAATTTTTTAATTATTTCGTTCATTCTTTAGTCCTTTCCACAATGTCTTTATAACCAGACCACGATGGATGTATTCCATCTGCTTGCAAACCACGGATCGGTAGAACCGTATCACCATAGTATGCAGCTAGTTCTTTTACTATGTTTTGAATATTTTCAATAGATACACCACCTGCTGGCAAGTTACCTGCTGGTAAAACCCAAAACACATTCTTAGCACCAACTCGCTGACGCATTTCAAACAGCTCATCATAGGTCTTAACACCTTTATGGTCATTAGAACCTAAACTAATAATGAGTGTGTCGGCATAAAATGAACCCTTGTACATTCTATTAAACTGCCATGAGTTAATGCCACCCTTACCTTGCAATTCACAATGAGGTGCAAACATCTTGGTACCAACGGCAATGCTGTCACCCACAATTAAGCATTCTAACATTCCTTTCTTTCCTTCAATGATAAATTTGTAACATAAACTGAACCATCTTTCATTTGATAGTCTAGTTTATCTCCCACTTTCCAACCAAGTTCTTCCATAAGTTCTTCTGGCAACTCTACAATAGCATCACCATTATCACAGATTTCTAAAACTTTACTGTTATACTTGTTTGACATTGATGTTACACTTCTCTAAGAAATCAACACCTTCGGTTGAACGATAGGTATTGCGATAGTAAACGGAATTGATTCCGGCCTGATGTATAATCTTTGCACAATCTAAACAAGGTGCATGAGTCACAAACAATGCAGCACCTTCACTTGAATTTGTACTACGAGCAATCTTTGCTAGCGAATTCGTTTCAGCGTGCAGAACCTCTGGTTTGGTTTTCAAACAATATCGAGCTTCAGTTTCAAAACTTTCGTTGTCGTTGGCAATAACTATGGTTTCTTCAAACGGCCATTGTTCGTAAATCTCTTTTGGGCTTAACCAACCGCCGGCATCAAAACTCATGTACTCTTTGTACTCACAATCGTTATCCCATCCCACTGGCATACCATTGTAACCAATACCAATGATTGTGTTATCTTTTACAACAACACAACCAACTTGAAGGCGTTTAGCTGAGGACAACTGAGCATAAACCTCAGCTGCCTTCATGTGTGCATCAATAAATTTCTGCTTCATACTTCAATTGTTTTCAATTTAAATTCATCGGCACGACTTTCATAACCAATATAACCACGTGGGTTACAAACAATTCGTGTTTCACCAATCACATAATCAAATGTTTCATGTGTATGACCATGAGTCCACAATTTGATTTGTGGATTATCCAAAATGAATTGTGATAAATCAGAACTATATCCACCATTCATCAATGTTTCATTTTGGTATCTTGGGTGTGTAGAAAGTTTTGATGGTGCATGGTGACCAACAACAACAAACTTTTGATTGTCTTTACCTCTAACGACATGATAGATGTAGTCAACCATTTTGTTATGGTCTTCCACAGCATCTTGAGGTGAAAACTTAGCCACACGCTCATGGAAATTACCATCAGCATCACGAAATGAAACTTTCTTATTGCTATTTTTTACGCAACGAAAATCATTCATCATGCTACCAATAGCATTGAGTGTCATTGGATCACTTTCATTCATATCAGTCCATAAAGTTCCACCAATAAAGGTAACACCGTCAAGTGTGACGGTCTCTTTATCTAAAATGTGTAGATTTTGAAAGTATTGGAGATTGTATTTCAAATCTCTTAAAGTGGTGGCAAAGTCACCGTGATAGTGTTCATGGTTGCCGGTAATATAGATAACGTGCTTAAATTCACCAGAGCAATTCTTAAAGAATTCATGGATTGCCTCTGACTTGTCTCTCTGTGAACCTAGTTCTAGCAAGTCTTTAGCCACACAGATATCACCTGATAAAATCAGGACATCAGCATTATCTTTATTCTCTAAGGTTAATGATCCAAACTCAAGGTGCAAATCAGAACAAACTGCAATTTTCATAATATATCCTCACAATACTACCATTATATCACAGTAGTATAACAAATGCGGCAATCATACGATGACGTTGAAGGCTGCCTTATTAACTAAAAATGTCCTTTGGGGATTTTCTTCTGAGTATACCTTGATAAACACCTTCTCATCAACTAATGAAGTTTCGTTAATATTATGGCAATAAACGATATCGCCTGTGTAGATGTTTTTTAGTTTCGTAGGTTTCATAATAAAAATCCATATTAATACATTTGTTCTGGTTTCTTACCAATGTTGTATTTGGTAACCAATTCCCATTCATTCTTTTCTTTGAACGATATAATCTTGATTTGATGTATCGGTGCAATGTTATCAATCATAATTTGTGGGTTTATAATAGTTACCAAACCCCATTCTTCTAATAACTTTGCGATAGCGTTACGTCTTTGTATGTCATTCTCAGATATATTTGAAGGTTTACCATCTAATAAAAATAATTCTTTAAAGTGGGTGATGTAATATTGTCCTTGTTTATGGAGAATATGACATGATTGGTACAACACCTTTTCTTTCCGTGAAGATACACCGATTCTGGTCAATGTTTCACGAACCTTCAAAAAATCATCCTGCTCATTGAGTGTTACCTCAACAAACTGTTTTAAATCTACCATGATGCTTATCCACCTGTATCGGTTTTCTTTTTTAATAGTTGGATTTGTTCATCACTCAATAGGCGTAAAGCTTCAATAGCTTTTGAATCTGACAGGCCATAGGCCAACTTGACACATTCTATATCTTCACTTTTTTCAGACTTAACCCACTTTGCGAAAGGTCTTTTCTTGGACCTAATCGTATTTAGTAGGAAATCATTTTGAAGTTTTTTATCTAGAAAGTGTCTCCGGTTCATCTCATTGGCATACATGATACAGTCGGAATGATAAGATAAAGACCGATTAACAATAAAAGGCACATAATCCTTCTCTGTTTGTTCATCAACAATAAGCTGTTTCTTGTTTTGTAAAATGCTATTTACATAATCAAATGGATTA